CATCACCCCGCAGCAGCAGTGGTGATACTTTGCATCTACCTGGCATGGAAGACCCTGGTTGGCTGAAGCTCTCCATCTCCATTTCCATTGGTTACTGGCAGGTAATGACAGTGTAATACATGGCACACGGGACGTGTCCCAGCTGAGTTACTTCAGTACCAAAAAAAATAAAAAAACTATTGACTTCTAATGAAATGGGATTATATAAGACTTATTAACTAGAAAGACGAAAGGAAAATAAAATGTCAAAAGCTGTTAATATATTAGAAGTGCTAGAGAAAGCACACCAAAGCAAAGCTAGTGTTAGCAAAAGAAATAAACAGGCAATCATAGACGCTTATGGTCGTGCCTTAACCATGCAAAAAGTTCTAGCTGACTTTATCAAAGTAAACCGACAACTAATGATAGACTTGGCGTTTGGCGAAAACGCTAACCTATTACATGGGAAGGATTACTCACTTCATGTACAACAAAAACTGGGTGCTAAAATTGACAGTACCCTTGTCAAAGAAAAACTCGGCGAGTTGGAGTACCACAAGTGCAAAGTTCCAACGGAATATAAAACGATACAAGCTATGCCTTTATCGGAAACTACGGTGTCGAGAAATAAAAAGGCAACGATTGACGAAGTAGCCGACTTCAGAATTTCTGCTTAGTACCGATAAATTGCCTAAGTAGTTTGGGGCGAACATTGTTCGCCCTAATACATTGGGGGGTAAACCTCGTTATAGAGATAACTGCCCTTGCGAGTAAATCAAGACAGACTTGATGTAGGAATCTGCCCCCCATTTCCATTTCCATTTCCATTTCCCATTACCAGTACAGGTATAAGGTATACAGAAGTGCTACGGGGGAGCCACGGCACATGCGTCTGCAAAGTTCGTGTGGAAAAGAAAAGTAAAAAAGAATTTGACTATAAAATAAAATGGGAGTAAGAAGTAATTAGAAAGGAGAAATCAAAATGCCGAATAATGATGACTACTTATCAAGACAATTATCAGCAGTTAATAATGCCTTTGGTATTCAAGCAGTTGACAACCAACCTGTGACTGAACAAAGCCATGTTGATAATATTAATTGGAAGGCTTTATATAAAGTCTTGGAGTCTGAAGTTGAAAGCATAATACTTGACCCTAACGCACCACGATACGTTAGTGAATGGGGTCAGCGTGTTATGTCTAAGCTAAGAGAGAAACTACCGAGATAACTATTTCCTATAGGATCGGCGAGGGGGCTTACTAGCCCCCTTTTTTATTTATCACCACACCTGGTTCCAGGCAGCAGCATCACCAGCTTCCAGGCAGCCTGAGATGGCAGGTGATACCTTCACCACAACATCTAGGTACTTAGATTAGCCCACATACAACATTTAGCGTTTCGCTTGCCCCCACCCCACCCAAATTGGGGGTGTGCGTAGCAGAGCAAACTAAAGGCTAAGTTTTACACAAACAGAAAGTATGATATAACTTTTTTATGAATTCAGAAAAAATCCCAACGGAATTATTAAAATATGAATTAAGGAAAATGCAAATAAAAGTGGCTGAGGAGTCCCGTTCCACCTTCCTAACTTTTGTAAGAAAAGTTTGGCCAGACTTTGTTGCAGGTTCACATCACAAAATTATTGCACAAAAATTTGAGGACATTTCACGTGGAAAGATAAAACGTTTGATTGTCAATATGCCACCAAGACATACGAAGTCAGAGTTTGCATCAAATTTATTTCCTGCATGGATGCTTGGACAAAAACCTAAATTAAAGATAATACAGACTACACACACGGCAGAATTGTCGTATAACTTTGGTAGGAAAGTGAGGAACCTATTTGACCAACAAGATTTCAAAGATGTTTTCCCGACTGTCAGCTTATCACAAGACTCTAAGGCAGCGGGGCGTTTTACAACTAACGCTGGTGGAGAGTATTTTGCTGCTGGCGTGGGCGGCGCTATTACTGGTCGTGGTGCTGATCTCCTTATTATTGACGATCCTCATTCCGAGCAAGACGCACTCAGCCAAACAGCCATGGACAACGCCTACGAATGGTACACCTCTGGACCCCGACAGCGTTTACAACCTGGTGGTGCTATTGTTATAGTTATGACTCGTTGGTCCACAAAGGATCTTACGGGAAAATTATTAGCACAACAAACAAACGAACACGCCGATCAGTGGGAGGTGGTCGAGTTTCCAGCTGTCTTGAACGACAAACCGTTATGGCCACAGTTTTGGAAACTAGAGGAACTACAAGGAGTCAAGGCATCTTTGTCCGAACAGAAGTGGCAAGCACAATGGCAACAAGCACCAACATCTGAGGAAGGATCTATCATTAAAAGGGAGTGGTGGAAAATATGGCCAAAAGATGACATTCCTAGTTTGATGCACGTGATACAAAGTTATGACACGGCGTTCAGTAAAAGAGAGACCGCCGACTTTAGTGCAATAACAACGTGGGGTGTATTTAAACCCGTGGAACACGGCCCACCGCACATCATCCTTTTGGCGATGCGTAAAGGTAGATGGGACTTTCCTGAGTTAAAAGAAATTGCTTTGGATGAATATAAATACTGGGAACCTGAAACAATCTTGATAGAAGCGAAAGCTTCTGGTATGCCGTTAACACAGGAGCTACGTCAAGTAGGAATTCCTGTAGTAACTTATACGCCTAGTAAGGGCAATGATAAGCACGTACGCGTCAACTCGGTAGCTCCTATTTTTGAAGCGGGTCAAGTATGGGCAACCGACGACCGCTGGGCAGAAGAAGTTATTGAAGAATGCGCTGCTTTCCCTTATGGTGATCATGACGATTTAGTTGATTCAACAACACAAGCGTTGTTGCGATTCAGGCAGGGTAACTTTATCCAACTGGAGTCTGATTACGTGGATGAACCACGGTACATTGAACCAAGGGAATATTATTAATGGTACAAGGACCAGTAGATTTAGATTTAGATATTTTTCAAGAACCTGAAGAGTTATCAAAACTTGAGAAAAGAAAACTATCCAGACACGGCACTTTAACACCGTTTGACAGACCGCCGACCGCGGCTCAAGAAGCAACATCACAGTTTGTTGAAGACACTGTGTCACCATTTATTGGAAAATCTTACGATTTTTTAAAAAAATTAGAACTTACTGATGATGAATACTCACCTCTAACACAGACAATTGCTCGTTTAGCAACCCCTATTCTTGATTATTCACAAGATGCGGGACAGTATTTGGATGAAACAATATTAAAAAATATGCAAAATGCTGACCCTGAGAACAACCCGTATGATTTACTTTACGGCGTTGTGGGGCCATTAGCTTTAATTTCAAGAGGAGCTTTTGGTTACGGGGAAATGATTGCTGAACCATTTGCACAAATGGCAGCAAAAGTACAGGTCGGAGAACCTATCACTGGTTTAGATGTTGCAGGAGGGCTTTTAAGTGCAGCGGAATTATTACCATTAAAATTTGGTTTTGTAAAAAATGCAGGTCCTGTCAAAACAAAACAAGCGGTAGATAATATCATTACACAAAATCCTGACGTACCAATAAAAGATATTAACGTAGCTGTTACAAACAATCCGTCTTTCTTACAAAATGCTATTAACAATCCTGAAGCAGATTTAAACATACGTTATGTTAAAGGACCTAAACAGAAAAAATCTGTTGCACCTACATTAAAAGGTTTTGGTGAGGTTGTACCTGGTATAAAGATAAAAGATTTTGATCAATCGTTGTTGAAAACAAAACCTTTAACAGATCCATTAGTAAAGAAAACAATTACAAAACCTGTACTACAAAAAGCAAGAAAAGAAATATCTCAAAATCTTAAAAAATATTTTGCAAAGAAAAAAGATTTTACAACTAAAGATTTAAAAGACAATGTTGTCACAAGTATTTTTGAAAAGTCATTTAACAAAATTGGTTTAAAAAGAGCTAACTTAGAGGGAAATATAAGAGAAGATTATGTTAGACTAAATAAAACAATAAATCCTGAAACAAATAAACCCTATATTGATGATCAACTTTTACAAGAAATAATAGCTTATCAAAACAAACGAAGAGTTTTATCAGGTGCTATAGCAGACAGAATAAGTGCAAAAAGCGAAGCAGTAACCACAAAAGCTAAAGAAGCATTAGATTTTTTAAATAAAAAACAAAAAGGTATCAATAAACCTCTCGAAATGAATAAGATTGTTTTATATGATCGACTAGCGCAAGAATTTCCTAAAAAATATAATGTTAATGTTTCAGTTTCAAGAAAAAGAGAAATCATAGATGAGTTGGTAGCAGAACAACCAAAGATAGGTAATGCTTTAGGTTTAAAAAGAAAAATAGATGAAGATACATTAGCTCCAGAACCTCCAAGCGCAATCGAACAAAGGAGACAGGAAGTTGAAGTAGAAATGAGAAAAAATTACCCTAATGAATTAATAGAGGGTATTCCAGATGAAAAAAGAGGAAAACTACCTGAACCTCCGTTAGTGGAAGGTGCTCCATATAAAAAAGTAAAAAAGAGACCTGATTTCTTTTTAAGTGAAGGAAGAGATATACCCTCTCTACGACAAAACCCCATATTTAAATTTTATGAATTTTTGTCAAGAACATTGCCTGAAACAAGCATGAAACAACTTTTTAAAAACGTAAAAATAGGAGATCCAACTGATTTAGCTAACCCTGCTCAAAAACTCTTTAATTCTTTTAAACAATTAGAGGATGTACGAAAAGAGGTCAGCCCAAAAATAAGACCTTTGCTGGAAAGAATATTTGGAAAACAGGAAAAAGGTGCACCAACTGTTCAAATAGCACATACCTTTCAATCAGGAAAACTAGCTCCTTACAGAAGAAAACAAAAGATGCCTGGTAAGAAAGAAGAGTTTACCGTGGACATCGATCCTGAAGAGTTTATTGGACAAGGTGTTAATCCTGATTTTTTGTATTTAGACATTTCTCCATATAATCAAGGTATTCAAAACTTTTTAGAAGCTTCTGCAACAAAAGCCATACGAGAGGGTAATTTCGCTGAGTTTGATAAGATAGATCAACTAATGACAAACATAGGTATAAAAGGAACGGTGGATAATCTTCCTGTAGGAAAACCAAAAAAGTTATATATTAAATTACAAGCTATTCTTGACGAGTTGAAAAAAAGAGGAGATCCTATTCCTGAAGAGAAGGATATTCTAGAAGCAATAGAAATATTAAGAAGTTCTGGCCCAGAGGGTTATTCTTACGGCGGTCTGGTAGAAGAAGACCTAGATATATTTCAAGATGACCTTCCTGAAGGTTCTTTTGAAGTAGCTAGTTTAAAACTACCATTCTTCAAACTATTTGGTAAGGCGCCCGTTAATGAAGTAGCACCAATACCAACACCAAAAGAGAGTTTAACAAATCCAACAAAGAAACAAACACAAAGTTTAGAAACAGAAAAAGCTAAAAGAGCAGAGGAAGATATATTTGATCCAACGCCAGGAGAAGCGGTCATGCCTGAGAGAGAAGTTGCCATGACACCACTTACCAATCAACCAATGACGTCAGTGTTTTATTCAGACATTGAAAGAGCGTTAACAAATGCTCCAGATGAGTTTCCAAACAAACAAGCGGTCCTTGATTTTATGAACAAGAACAGAATTAAAAAATCAGAGGTCGAAGATTACAGAATACCGTCTCTACTAAAATTGTACGATGATGATGCTCCTATCACAAAACAACAGATTTTATCACAAGTAAGAACAGCCCCAATCAGCGGCCTGCGAGTACATGGAACAGGTAAAGGATCTGACATCATCAATCCAAACGGCGATGTTGATACACGGTATACAGGATACGCGGAACCTGGTTTTATTCCTGATACCCAACGTGAAAGAGTTTTGTATATCAACAGAAATAAATTACCTGGAGACACGGGCGAATATCCGCAATCCATGTTTGGTGGTGAGAATATACAACGTCATAATTTTGGCATACCGAATGAAGACAATACATACATTGTCGGTTGGACGCGGCTCACGGACCGTTTTGGATTTGTGCCTCCTAAAGTAGCAGGGCCCGAGACAAAAATAAATGTTAGACAACTGAATAGACAAATAACTAAAAACAACAGAAGCATCTCAGGCTTGTACGCTGAAGCGCAAAGTAAATTAATACGATTAGCGGAACAGCGAGGATTAAATCGAGCAGACATTGATGAACTAGAAGATGATTTATCTATCGGCGCAACAAGAGATTTATCAAGGACTGAAAATGCAGGAGCTAAAATTACTGCTCTTGCAAAATATAAGGATCAGTTAGATGAAATTAGTCCAGGATTAGTAGATCAAATAGATGATTTAATTGTAAAAAATAGAGAACTTTATGATCAAGTAACAAAAGCATCTGCTGTTGATCCGAGCGGCGTGGTCCGTGTCACGTTTGCCGATGAAATACAATCGGATTTATTACAAGCAGCAGCAATGCGTAAACAACAACTGACCGCGGCCATTCGCAAGATACAAGAAGAAGGGTTAGGAGAAACAAACTTACAAGGTCTTAACCGACTAGCTGAACAAACCATCAATTTTTATGAAAAAAATAAATCTGTCTTTCGACCATTGAAGAAGACAGAGGCGGAAGTAAAGACAATAGCGGATCGTGTCGCAAAATTAGATGAAGAAGTGGATGCAATTGTTAACAAGTATATTCAAACAAGAGAAGTAAGCGACGCCGACTTAACAAAGCTCTCTGGTTTGTTAAATGAAAATTTAGACAACATGCTAAAAGAAATTATAGAAATTGATTCTGCGGCAATGGACGGATTGTTTCCTGATTTACCGTTTAAGAACAGAGACGAGTGGGCGGATGCTTTAATTAAAAAAGATTTGTACGAACTAGCGTATAGAAAATTTGTGCTAAAAGATCCTGATGCGTCCTCCTATTATGCTGTATCACCGTCAAAATATGTTAGTAAGAGGTACAACTTTGAGGGAAATGCGGCAACACCAAAAGATGTAAGAGATATGGACAAAGCGTCTCGTATTGAAACATTTAAACGAGAAGGCAGATTTGTTGAGTCAAAATACAAAGGTATCGGTATGGATGAGTTTTATGGTGGACCTAATTCTGTTTCAAATGTAATTGATGAATCAGGAACAAAAGCTACCAATCCTAATTATGGAAAACCAAAACACTACACTTCTACGATAGAAACAATATTAAAGAAACAAGCAAAATCAAATAATTCAGAATTAATTACCATGCCTGTACAATTAAAATCAGGTAAAGGGACCACACAATATATAGTTGAAGATCAAAATGGTAACATGGTAGCAACATTAACAAATCCAAATCAAGCTACTGAATTAACAAGAGCTAATCCAAATTACAAAATAACGGCTAAATCTGCACCGAACAAAGCGAGCATGGAGCCAGTTTTTGCTATTAAAATTACTCCTGAAATGCTAGAACCATATAAGACACACAAAGCACAAGGTGGACTTGTAGAGCATATTGATATATTTGAGGTATAAATGGTAGTAGATAGACGAATTACGGGAGAACCAACAGAGATTGAAGAACAATCCGTTACAATTGAAACACCAGAAGAGTCACTAACAGTAGAAAATATTGAGATGACCGAGGACGGTGGGGCGTTAGTCAATCCTCTTGAACAACCCATGGATGTTAGCTTTGATTCAAACTTAGCTGAATTTATGGATGAAAAAGATCTACAAAACATTTCATCTGATTTAATTGGTGACTATAAAGAAGATCATTCATCAAGAGATGAGTGGTATGATGCCTATGCAAAAGGATTAAAACTTCTTGGATTTAAATACGAAGATAGATCTCAACCATTTCAAGGAGCAAGCGGCGTCACGCATCCACTGCTATCCGAAACCGTTACACAATTTCAAGCACAAGCCTACAAAGAATTATTACCTGCCAATGGCCCTGTAAGAACACAGATTATTGGCAAGACAGATCCACAAAAAGAACAACAAGCACAGCGCGTGCAAGACTTCATGAACTATCAAATCATGCATGTCATGGAAGACTTTGATCCTGACTTAGACCAAATGCTTTTCTATTTACCTCTATCAGGTTCCAGCTTTAAAAAAGTTTATTATGATTCTACGATGGGAAGAGCGGTATCAAAATTTATTCCAAGTGAAGATTTGGTTGTGCCGTACACGGCAACGGATTTAGCGACAGCTGATCGTGTTACACATATTTTAAAACGAACAGAAAATGATATTCGAAAATTACAAGTGCAAGGGTTTTACCGTGACGTAGATTTACAAGAGTTTGAAGATCCAGAAACAAATAACATTCAAGCAGAAGTAAATAAATTAGACGGCGTCAAAGAAACAGGTAATGGATACAAGAATGATCAATATACGTTATTAGAAATACACGTTGATTTAGACTTACCAGGTTTTGAAGATCCTGATGGCATTAAACTTCCATACATTGTGACAATAGATGAAGGGTCAGGAAATGTATTATCAGTGTATAGAAACTATGATGAAGAAGATTCGTTAAAAAAGAAAAAACAATATTTTGTTCATTACAAATTTTTACCTGGTCTTGGTTTTTATGGCTATGGTTTAATACATATGCTTGGTGGTTTATCAAGAACAGCTACCGCTGCGCTTCGACAATTATTAGATGCGGGCACATTAGCAAACTTACCAGCAGGATTTAAAGCAAGAGGGCTTCGCATTGCAGATGATGACAGCCCGATACAACCAGGTGAGTTCAGAGATGTTGATGCACCGAGTGGAGACTTACGTGCAGGATTGATGCCACTACCATATAAGGGAGCAGATCAAACGTTATTTCAATTACTAGGTTTTGTTGTACAAGCAGGACAACGGTTTGCTACCATCGCTGATCAAAAAATTGGTGACAGTGTAGCAGCAAATGCACCTGTTGGCACAACTATGGCATTGATTGAAAGAGGATCAAGAGTCATGAGTGCAATTCATAAACGATTACACTATGCACAAAAAACAGAATTTAATTTATTAGCAAAAGTATTTAGAGACTTTTTACCTCAACGGTATCCGTATGACGTTGGCGATAATGCGGTGCCGAGTATTAAATCAAGTGACTTTGATAATCGTGTTGATATTATGCCTGTGTCCGACCCTAATATTTTTTCTATGTCTCAACGTGTGACGTTGGCACAGACACAATTACAAATGGCACAGTCTGATCCACAATCACATAACTTGTATGAAGCATATAAAAGAATGTATCAATCACTTGGTGTAAAAGATATTGACGCTATCTTACCACCACCTGATACACCTAAACCAAAAGACCCTGCATTAGAGAATTCTGATTCTTTACTTGGAAAAAAACTTCTTGCGTTTAGAAATCAAGAACATCAAGCGCATATTGATGCTCACCGAACGTTTATGTCATCGATTTTGGTTCGTGGTAATCCTCAAGCGACCGTTATATTACAAGCACACGTCATGGAGCACATTTCTTTACTAGCAAGGCAGATGGTTGAAGCAGAAAATTTACCATTAATAGAAGCAGAAGCACAAAAATTTGGTGGTCAGTTGCCACCAGAACTACAAGCACAGTTCCAAGAGGAGATGGAACGTCAAATTTCTTTAAAAGCAACAGAATTTATTGAAGAAATGTTTGTTGAAGAGCAACAATCTATGGAAGGTCAAGGACAAGACCCACTTGTTGGACTAAAACAACAAGAATTACAGATAAAAGCACAAGATGTTCAACGAAAAGCGCAAAATGATCAACAAAAACTTGATTTAGAGAGTGCAAAATTGGATCAACAGGCTAAATTAACGCAAGATAAGATAGATTCACAGGAAGATATTGCACAATTACGTGCAAATGTTAATCTAGATAAACAAAATGCAAAAAATGTTAACAGCGACAGATAAATTACAAGAATATTTTAACGAATTAATGAATTTTGCCGATACAGGCGTAACAAGTCAAGAAGAGCAGATACTTTTGGCAGGTGCCATGATGGGTGTAGCCAAAATGTTGTATCACAATAATCTTTCTGAGCAGGAATATATAAATATTATGAACCATAATGGAAGAGACTTGCTAAATCTTATAAAACCCACTATACATTAACTATCATGCCACCGAAGAACAAACAAAAAAAAGGTAAAGGTTTAGAACTAACAATAAACGTTAGTGATTTTTTTAAAAAACCAAGACCTGTTCCTCAACAAGAACAGATCCCCCAACAACTTTTTAGACCAAAAACAAAAAGTAAAAAAGGAGCAGCGGGCGGTCCAGTTCCAAAATCAAAAAAGAAAAAAAAGAACCCACTAGGACTTAAAGGTGGAAAAGGAAAACCAGAACGTACAGAAAAACCTGGAGTTCCGCACGGAGTAGACAAAAAAACTCAAGAAGGTGGACAAATATTAAATGTTGCAAAAGGCGGTTCGGTATCCAAGTTTGGAATGCTATCGGTTAAAGCAGGAGTAGATAATAATCCTAATCCTACACAAGCTGACAGAATAGTAGGAGCTACGAAGAAAATGAAACGTGGTGGTGATGTTCATCCACCGAAGAAAAAAAGAGGAAATTATGGACCTAATAAAGGTAAACCATTTAAAGCAATGGGCCCTGTAGGAGGTCTTCCAGTAAATAAAGCTGGAACAAAAATAATGTCTAATTTAGCGGGTAGACTAGCTAGACGTGGTTATGGAAAGGCAAGAAAATGAAATTTAAAAATGCAAAAATGACGGAAGTACCTCAAAAAAATCCGTTTCCTAACAGAGGAACTGCTTCAACTGCTGAAGTAAGTATCTCCCCTTTTGTTGTAAAACAAAACAAAGGAAGTGGACCACAAGGGCAAACAAGTAATGCTCAGATTAAAAAGGTAGCTTTCAAAGGCGTAAAATAGTATAATCCCCCACTTAAACAAGGAGGTAGTATGAATCTACTGAAAGATCTCTGGTCACACATCAAAGAATGGTCAGACTGGAAAATGAAGGACTGGATCAAGGCGGCTATTGTAGCTATCGTGGTTATCTGGGTAATTAGTTGGATGACAGGCGGAGCAGCATAGTGCTTAATCTACTCGGCGGTTTACTTGGTGGTGGAAAAGGCGGAGCCCTAGAAACTATTTCAAAAGTTGTCGATGAACTTCATACGAGTGAGGAAGAAAAATTAGATAAAAAGATTCTAATGCAACGCTTACAACAAAAGCTTGCAGAAAAACAATTAGATGTTAATGCAAAGGAAGCCAGCCATCGCAGCGTATTCGTTGCTGGCTGGCGACCTGCAATAGGATGGTGCGGAGCCATGGCGCTATTCTTCGCCTTTATCCTATCTCCCTGTATTGAATGGTATGCAAAATTTTCAGGTATAGATATTGTACCGCCTGCCATCGAGACTGGGCCCTTACTAGCCATTGTCACTTCAATGCTCGGCGTCGCGGGTATGCGCTCCTTCGAGAAGGCTAAGGGTATCGCTAAATAATGCCTTTAACAAAAAAAGGTAGAAAAATAATGAAATCTATGAAAAAGACTTATGGCAAAGATGCCAAAAAAGTTTTTTATGCGTCAAGAAACAAAGGCAAAATTAAAGGAGTAGAAAAGAAGAAATGACATACGACGAATTAGCTGGTTCCGTAAAATTATCCGAAGGCTTTAGAGATCACGTGTACATAGATACCGAAGGATTCCGTACAATTGGCTGGGGCCATAAAGTAGTACACGAAGATAATTTTGAAGACGGTAAAACATACACCAAAGAAGAATTACAAGAAGTATTTGATAAAGATTTAAACACTGCAATAGGTAAAGCTAGAACACTTATGGAAGAACACGGTGTCACTGATTTGCCTACTTTAGCGCAGCATACCATCACCGAGATGGTATTTCAGCTTGGCCCTACAGGCGTGTCCAAGTTTAAAAATATGTGGAAATGCCTGCAGAACCGAGATTTTAACGGCGCGAGCCTGGAGATGTTGGATTCAAAATGGA